CTTGGGTAATCGGCGGATATGCGGATAAGTTTAAGCGTGAACGTATCGCGGATCAGATTGGGGCTGAACTAATCTTCTTGGATGCCAGCAAAGAAGAGTGCAACGAACGTCTTGAACTGGATGAACGCCTACAATACCGTAAAGCCGAATGGCGAACTTACATCGACAAATGGTTCGATCAATACCGGGGGTGAGAACAAGCCATGGTTAAATTCCTTTGTGCAAAATGCAGTAAGGCATGGGAAGGCAGAGGGCCAGCAAGAGACGGCGTAGTATGTGATGAGTGCAAAGGAAGGATGGAACCAATGAGTGACGAGAAAGAAAAGAATCCAACAAGAACGACTAAGCCCACGGCGTCGAGTGTAGATGCTAAACTACAATACCTGAATGAATTGAGATATCTACTCGTTGCACAGCCTTTCGAAGTAAGAGAGGCAGCAAAGAGTAGGGTCAATAGGTTATGCGACAGCATCGAGAAGGATTTGGGCGTGTGACCATCGAAAATCGCGAATTTTCCGAGATGCTTTAGTGGAGTGAAGCGCGAAAGCCCCCCCGGTCGAAAATCGAGGGGTCCCTGCGGATAACCGCGTCTCCTACCCAATTTTGGTGCATACTGAAAAATTTGAAATCCGATCGAGGTGAGCCAAAAAAATGGCAAAGGACGAAAAGCTGGGGACAGGCCCTCCGAAGTCGGAGGAGTTCGAGCAAGAAGCGGCGAAACTGCGGGAGTTATTCCGGGAGGTTGACCCGGCGAAGACACAGTTGGTCGATGGGCTCATTGAGGAAGCGGCGTTCCTTCGGGTGCAAAATGCAGCATTAAAACTAACGATTGCGAAATCCGGCATGGTGCTCATTCACCCGACAAATCCGGGGTTGCAAAAGCCGGTCGAAGCAGCTCGCCAGTATTTGAAAAATGTTAATGCATACGCCGTGGTCATTAAGACGCTGAACGGGGTGCTCAGTAAAAACATGTTGGAACCGGACGATGGTCTGGATGAGTTTGAATGAGTAGTGCTCCGTATTCGTCTTACCTGCATGAATACATGTACAAATGCCGGTCCGGGGAAATAATTGTCGGTCAGGAACTTTTACAGGAATTCGATATTCTTGACGAACTCTTTCGCAACCCTGACATTCGCTTTGAACTGGACGACGCGCATAAACGAATCAAATTTATCGAAACCAAGTGCAAACATTTCCAAGCTCCGTATGCGGGCAAGCCGTTCATATTGGATTTGTTCCAAAAAGCGTTTGCTGAAGCGCTATATGGGTTCAAGATGTTCGATCCCGAGATTGGCCGGTGGGTGCGTCTTCATCAAGAGGCACTTTTTTTGGTTGGTCGGAAGAACGGGAAAACGCCATATATCTCAGCATTGAACCTTTCTGACTATTTCTGTGGGCCGGAAGGAATTAATATCCTTTGCTCAAGTAATGATTATGACCAAGCCTCACTCATGTTCGATGCCATTAATGCGATGCGAGAAGAAAGCCCGGCACTCTCCAGAGTGACGCGAAAAAACCTAAAGGGCATCTTTTTTGGTAACCCGAAGAATCGGAGCAGCAAAGGAAAGTTCAGTTACCGCAATAAAGGGCAGATTCGAAAGATATCTGCAAAAACCGGTGCAAAAGAAGGCCGGAATATTGGCGTTGGCGCGGTTGATGAAGTCCATGAAATGCTCGACAACAGCAGCACCATGCCGATCCGTCAGGCTCTCTCCACTCAGGATGAGCCTCTTTATTTTGAACTCACAACGGAAGGTTTCACGAATGATGGATACTTGGACGGACGACTCCGAGAAGCGCGGCAAGTACTGTCGCGAGAACTGGAGCGCCCACGCTGGCTAATCTGGCTTTATACGCAAGATAGTGAACAAGAAGTATGGCAGGACGAAAAAACGTGGGTGAAGTCAAACCCGGGGCTTGGAACAATCAAGAAGTGGAGCTTCCTGCGGCAGATGCTTGAGGAGGCAAAGACGAATAAGGCAACACGAATTTTCGTACTTGCAAAGGACTTCAATATCAAGCAGAACAATGCGGCGGCGTGGTTATCCCCGGATGTCATCGAAAACAAGGAAACATTTGATTTGAAAGATTTCCGGGATGCCTTTGCTATTGGGGCCGTGGACTTGTCCAAGTCGGGTGACCTTGCCTCGGCTCGGGCGCTTATGATGAAAGGCGGGAAGAAGTACATGCTTCAGCAGTATTTCGTCCCACAGGCCAAACTCGACAAACTCGTAGGCGACGAAAAAAAGCGTTATGAGGAATGGGCCAAGGATAAGCTGCTGACAGTCTCACCCGGCAATGAAAATGACTTCCGGCTTGTTACCGCATGGTTCGTTCAATTGTATAAGGAAAACGGAATCCGATTTTTCAAGATCGGCTATGACAAATGGTCTGCGATTTATTGGGTCAAGGAGATGGAAGAGTACGGATTCGATATGCAGCGTGTCGATCAAACATGGGGTGCGATGTCGGAGCCGATGAAACTCGTTGAAGCTGACCTTCAATCAGACTTAATCATCTACAACGATCATCCGATAGACAAATTCTGCTTGGAGAATACGGCGCTTGCCGTGAACAGCAAGCAGGAACAAATGCCGGTTAAGGTACAAGGCAAGGATGACAAAAAGATAGACGGCGCGGTAACCATGATTATTTCCTACCGGGTCTATATCGATAACAGAACACAGTTCCTACAGTTGTCGGAGAGAGTGGGGTGAGAGAGTGGCTTTATGGGATACATTTAGGGGATTCGTAAATAAGGCGAAGCAATACGCTTACGCTAGATTCATGAGCGGTTACGTTCCGACGTTCGGACAGTTTGGGGATAACATTTACGCTTCAGACATTGTTCAAACCGCAATTGACGTTATCGCGACAGAGATCAGTAAGCTTCAGCCGAAGCATATCCGGTCAACCGACAATAAGCAGGTTACACCAAAGAGTAGTATTAACCGGCTATTCAAGTTCGCACCAAACGACTTGATGACGACCCGTGACTTCTTGGAAAAGGTAATTTGGACCTTGTTCATGAACTACAATTCCTTCATCTACCCGGCCTTCGACGTTGAGAAAGATGGAAAAGGAAACGTTGTTCGAACCTACCGGGGGTTTTACCCACTGAATCCGGTACAAGTAGATTTCCTCCAGGACGAAACGGGTACGCTGTTCGTCAAATTATACTTTGCGACCGGTGACGATTTCACGTTGCGTTATTCGGATGTGATTCACCTTCGCAAGAAGTTTTCGGTCAACGAAATCATGGGCGGCGGCGTAAACGGTCAGCCAGACAACGAAGCATTGCTGAAGATATTGCAGATAAACGATACGGTCATCCAAGGGCTGGATAAAGGGATTCGGACGAGTATGTCCGTTCGCGGAGTCGTCAAGATCGCTACCATGTTGGACGACAAAGCACAGCGAGCTGAACGAGACCGGTTCGAAAAAATTCTTGAGTCTGGTAAATCTGGGATCATGCCGTTAGACATGAAAGGTGAATTCATCCCGATCAAGATCGATCCGAAAATGCTCGACAAGGATACGATGGAGTTTTTGGACAGCAAAATACAACGATGGTTTGGTGTGTCGCTGCCCATTCTGTCCGGCGACTACACGGACGAGCAGTATCAGGCATTTTACGAAAAGACTCTTGAACCTATTGTCATATCACTCGGCCAAGCCTTTTCCAAATGTTTGTTTACGCCTAGGGAACTCGACGTAGGAAATGAGATCGTCTTTTACCATAGGAACATGATGTATTTGTCTACAACGGCCAAGTTGAACATAATCAAAACGGCTGGAGAACAAGGATTGTTGACCGATGATATGAAGTTGGCGATACTAGGCTACCCGCCGTTAGAGGACGGTAGCGGATCACGGCGCACGATGTCGCTTAATTATATAGACGTGACTCTCGCAAACGCCTATCAAATGGGAAATAAACCAAAGAAATCAACAGGAGGGGATGGAGATGGATAAACAACTCCCGGTCAAAGAAGAGCCGGTAAAGCGCAGTTTCAGTTTGATGGACATTCGGGCCGACGACGAGGGAAGCTACATCGAAGGTCATCCAGCCGTATACGAGCAGCGCACAACAATAGGCAGATGGTTTTACGAGATAATTGAACGTGGTGCATTCGATGGTTGCAATTTCGATGACGTGCTATTCAGCACGAATCATGACCTTCGAAAAATCCCGTTGGCCCGGAGTCGCCGAAATAATGGTAACTCCACAATGGTCATCAAAACGGATGATCAGGGACTTTACGTCCGAGCTAACTTGGATGTCGAGAATAACGCCGACGCCAAGTCCTTATATAGTGCAGTAAAACGAGAAGACATCGACGGGATGTCTTTTATTTTTTATGTGGACGAGGAGAAATGGACAGACCTCGACTCTGATATGCCGACCCGTCGCATTCAGAAAATCAAGCGTGTCATGGAAGTCAGCGCAGTCAATTTCCCGGCTTATTCGGGAACTGACATAAATGCTCGCGATCAAGCGGCGTTGGATAACGCCCGAAAGGCATTGGACAATGCCCGATCCCAGTTGGATAACTCGGACAACGAGCACGAATTGGAACTTTTGAAATACAAAACTCAAATACTCATGAAGGGCTAAGGTGAACCAATATGAACAAAAAGAAATTGCTCGATCTGATCGCGAAAAAAGAATCCCGCAAAGCGGAAATCGGTAAAAAGGCCAATGCAACGGAAGACATCAAAGAGTTGCGGGCTATTAACGCCGAACTGGAAGATCTTAACGGGGAACTCGCCGAGCTTCGCGGAATTTTGGCCGGCGCGTCGGATGACGACGAGGATGAAGACGAAGAGGAGTATCGCGATCAACGTAGGGAAGAACAACCGGAGCAACGTGGCGGTTCTCCTGTTGGTCGAAGCAAGATTTTGGCGACATACGGACTCGGCGGCGGTCAGGCTTCGGACGAAACGAAGCGTGAGAAAGAAGAGCAAGAGAAGTGGGAGAAGCGCGGTGCGGACTTGAAAGCGAAAAGGTCCGTTGACTACGATCTGGATGAAGTGCCGGAACTCCGGGCTACGACGATCGGCGGCGGAACATTGATCAACGAAACGAAATACAAACGCACGTTGGCTCCTACGTTCAACGAAGTTTCTCGCGTGATTGATACGGTTAATGCCGTACCACTGATGGGTGGTGAAGCATACGAGGCGGGTTTCGAGATCAGCTCCGGTGAGGGCGATTATACGACTGAGGAAGGGAACTACACGGAAACCGATCCTGTATTCGGATACGTGTCCATCGGCAAAGCCAAAATCACGGCATATGCCGAAATGACGGACGAATCCATGAAACTGCCGAATATCGATTACCAATCGCGTGTTCGGGCAAGCATCGTCAAGGCGCTGCGCAAGAAAATCTCGAAGCAAATTCTTGTTGGCGCTGGCGGGGCAAACGCTATTACCGGTATCTTCAATGCGCCAACCAATGTTATCCCGACCTCCACGGACCTTGCCATTTCTGAAATTGATGCGGATACGCTCGATACGATCGTCATCAGCTACGGCGGAGACGAAGAAGTTGAAGGGCTCGGTTACCTGGTCCTCAATAAAAAGGATCTCGCGGCCTTCGCCGCTGTGCGGGATGCCAACGGCCGTAAGCTGTACAAGATCAAAACGAATGGCAACACTGGTACGATCAGTTCGGACGAATCGTTCGAAGTGCCGTTCATCATCAACAGCGCCTGCCCAGCTCTGTCGGCGTCGGGAACTACCGCTGATACTTACTGCATGACCTACGGTATGATGATGGGTTACGAAATGCCGATCTTCTCGGCGTTGACGGTCGAGGAGTCGCGGGACTTCAAGTTCCGTACTGGGCATATCGCCTATCGCGGCTCCGTATGGGCTGGCGGTAACGTCGCCATGTACAAAGGCTTCATCCGCGTCAAGAAAGCTTAAATCTCAACATAGGGCGGGCTATGCTCGCCCTTTAAAGGAGGAAGACCATGAACCTCTATCCATATAACCCGAACATCGGGAATCGGATACAAACAGGTGTAAACGGACTTGCAGTAGATCGTGCATTCAATGCACGACTTTCCATCGCAGCATCTGCTGCGGTTCTGGGTGCTGCTGCGACTGCGCTTGCTGCTGTTACGGATAATGGCGCACAGCGGGTCATTACTACGGGGATTACAAGTCCAGCCTATCCTCGCAACGTGACGGCCACAGCGGGTGGCACGGCAACGGATATCAAGGCGATACAGGTAATCATAGAGGGAACGAACTTCGCAGGTGAAACCATTACCGAAACGCTTCCGGCCTTTACGGTCGATACAGCGGGTACGGTGACCGGCAATAAGGCATTCAAGGCGATTACGAAAGTCACCATCCCGGCACATGATGGAACCGGCGCGACAACCTCTATCGGATTCGGGGCCAAACTAGGGATTCCATATAAATTGCCTCATAACACGGTGTATCTCGCATATCGAAATAACACCAAAGAAGGAACCCTGCCGACTGTAACAACGGACGTAGCAGCAATTGAAAACAATACGCTCACCCTCAGCAGCGCCCTTAACGGAACACCCGTAGATGTCTATTTGATTGTGTAGGTGATGGTCGATGAGTGTTTCGCTCCAGAGCGCTAAGGATTATTTGCGTGTGGATGCCGACGATGATGATGCGTTGATTGACGGTTTTATACTTGCGGCAAAGAGTTACATGGCGAATGCAGGTGTTAATAATAGCATCCAAGGAGACTTATACGATGTTGTCGTGTATATGCTCGTAGCTTTGTTTTATGCAAATCGGGATGCATCCGAAAAGGACGTACAGGTCCCGAGAGTTGTTCAAAATTTCATTACCCAACTATCAATTAAAAGTTTGGAGGAGGCGTGATGGCTAACAAGGTTTCCTTGGTTAACCGCCTCAATAAACGCGTAACGCTCAAGCGTCCACGCGGACCTGACGATCCGCCGCCTGATGTGGACGAGTATGGACAACCTATCGACAATCCGATTACAGTCGCGACCATATGGGCTGGGATTGAACCATTGAGCGGACGGGAGTTTTTCGCAGCCAAAGCGGTCAATGCAGAGGTGACGACGCGCATCCCGATTCGCTGGCGCCCTGGTATTGATCGGACTATGATTGTCCAGTACAAGGAAAAAGGTCAACCCAAGTTCGCTGAATTTGAAATCCTGTACACCATCAACCCCGAATTCAGGAATGAAGAACTACAACTTATGTGCAAGGAGCGTCAATAAGGAGGTGTGTTATGCGGATCATCATATCACGTGAACTGATAGAACTACCTCCCAATCAGGGGTGGAGATGCTACGCCGCTGGAAAAGCTGCCGTCAAGGTAGAGCGATAATGGCTAAAAAATCCGGCATTGACGGAATGGCGGACATTGAGCGAGCTTTCAAACGGTTGGGCAAAGTGCCGCAAACGACGGCGACCAAGTCGGCGCGAGCTGGCGCGTCTATTGCACATAAGGCTGCAAAGGTAAATGCTCCAGTGGACGAAGGAAACCTCAAGCAAGGTATCATCATGAAACGTGAGAGACGGACGAAACAGGGTAAGGCCGTCTTTGACGTTATGATGGACCCGGCCAAGAACGATATATTCGTCAAAATGTCCAAGGACGGCAAACGGTCGTACTATCCTGCTTCTCAGGAGTACGGCTTTTTGACCGTGGACGGGCGATATGTTCCGGGGTATCGGTTCCTTCGAAACTCCATCACGGAAAACGTAGCAGCGATCGAACGAAAGATCGTGGAAACAGCCGGAAAAGACGTCGAAAAGGCAATGAGGGGATGACCGATGAATTTCGAAGCAGCATTGACACTGGAACTGAAGACAATCGCCGCGCTCGGGAATCGCGTGTACCCACTCACAGCGCCCGAGGCGACGGCCGGAAACGGTGTTCCATATTTAATCTATGTCTCCAGTGAAGGGCTCCGAACAAAGACGATGGGCGGCTACCAGACCGGCAAACAGGTGAGTGGTGAGATAAACGTCATCACAGCTCGCTATGCGGACATGAAATCCATAACCGCTGACGTGATCGACCTACTTGTCGGAATGGAGAAACGCGCTATCGGAACGGGCGGACCTTTTATACAGGAGTTGACATACAGCGCGCCGGTGGAGCTTTACGAGGATCAGCCAAAGCTCTCTCGGTGCCTTATCGATTTCGATGTTTATTATTGACTATAGGAGGTAGATCGGATTGGCAAAAAGGTCCGTAGGTACAAAATTGATGATCGCCATTAACGCCGTTGCAGGGCTCACGTCCATCGGCGGTATCGCGAAGACGGCCGACACACTGGATACCACAACATTGGATAGCGACGGCGGCTACCGCACGTTTACCGGAGGGTTTAAGGATGGCGGCGAGGTTTCGCTATCTGGCTACTTCGAGCCGGGCGACGTTGGGCAATTGGCGATGGATTCGGCATATGAGTCCGGCGCCGTAACGCCGTTTCAAATTTTATTCCCGGCCGAGCTTGGCGCGTCGTGGTCCTTCAGCGGCGTAGTGACAGCGATCAGCACCGGGGCAGAACTGGAGGAGCTTGTATCCTTTGAAGCAACGATCAAGGTAAGTGGCAAGCCTACGCTTGTGACGACGGCGAGCGCCGGACTTTCGGCATTGTCCCTGACGGGTACGGGTGGAACGTTGTCTCCTACCTTCAGCAACACGGCATACTCGTATACGTTCAGCGGGGTATCTGCTACAAGCGTCACATTGACGGCTACGGCGGCAAACCATACGTTGAAGCTGTACATTGACGGTGCGTACTCGCAAGACCTGACAACGGCCGTGGCGTCGTCGTCCATTCCGTTGACACTCAACGTCGGAAAAAAACTAACGATTGTTGCGCAGGAGGAAGGAAAGTCGCAGGTTGTGTATGAGGTCATCGCCGTCAAGACGTCTTAATACACAAGTTACAAACAACATATCCACAGCCCGGAGACACGATGTCCGGGCTGTGTTATTTGAAGGAGCGAAAATATATGCATGTCAAAATAGAATCCGACGGACACGCAAAAGGCCGTATATGGGTGGACGGCCAAGAAATGAAGAATGTCGTTTCTATTAGTGCCTATTTGGGTGTTGACGAGTTGACAAGGGTAACAATTGAAGTGCTCGCCGATAAGTTGGAGATCGACACCAAGGAAACAAAAGTTGAGACGGAGGTAAAGAAAATATGAATAACGATGTAGTCATGATCCAACTGGACCGGCCTCGAGAGCTGCGTTACGGTCACAAAGCATTGAAAAAGCTGTCGGCATTAACCGGAAAGTCCATGGACGAACTCGACTCGGGTAGCATCGATTTTGAACAAATCGAAATCTTCTTGTATTGCGGTCTGTTGTCTGATGCGCGGGAAAACAACGAAACGCTGAAACTCGAGCAGATGGAAGACCTCTTGGACGAGGCTCCCTCTTACAATCACATAATCGAGAAAATGGAAGAGGCTTTCGCCAAATCGTTCGGTTCAAAAATGGACACAGTGCCGGAGGGAAACGCGAGCACTCCGGGGGAGAAGGCGGAAAAGAACCAGAACCGTGGAACTGGGAAGCAAGCTTAAAAGCCGCGTTTCAAATTGGCGTATCCCTTCAGGAGTACAACGACATGACCCCATATGAGCTTAATGTCCGAATCCAAGCCTATGCAAACCGGAAAAAGGTAGAAGGTGAAGAGGCGCTAACATCGGCATACCTGACGGCATATTGGCAGCGGGTGAAGAGGATGCCAGACCTTAAAAAGCTGTTAGATGACACGAAACAACCACAAAACAAAAAATCGAAGGAACAGACGCCGGAGCAGATGTTCGCTGCGGTTAAAGCGGCGCATGCGGCATTTGGTGGGGAGTAAGTAGAAAGGAGGGGTTACCATAGCAGTCGTAAAAAACCTAATGGTTCGCGCCGGTGCCGACTTTAGCGGAATGCGCAATGAAATACGGAAAGCACAGCAAAATCTCGCGGAATTCAAATCCAGTGTAAATAATACTCTTAAAGGTATTGCAGTCGGGCTTGCTTCTATCGGGATCGGAGTTGCAATCAAAGAGGCCGCAAAGGATGCAATAATCTTCGAAGCATCTATGCAGCAAATTGACCGACAAATGGGCGAGAGTGCCAACACCTTCAAGATGTGGGCAAACGAAAGCGCCGCGGCGTTTGGTATGTCAAGGCTTGAGGCGGTCAAGTACGGTGCGGTTTATTCCAACCTCCTAAGTACGTTTTCCAGTGGTACGGCAGAAACGGCGCAGCGAACGCAAGACCTGTTAAAAGCTTCTGCGGTTGTAGCATCCAGCACCGGACGGACGATGGAAGACACGATGGAACGTATTCGGTCCGGTCTCTTGGGCAATACGGAAAGTATCGAGGATTTGGGAATTAACGTTAACATCGCTATGATCGAATCAACGAACGCCTTTAAACGATTTGCGAACGGGAAGAGTTGGGAGCAACTTGACTTTCAGACGGCGCAGACGGTCCGGTACTTCGCGATCATGGAACAGGCTGCGAAAAAGTATGGTGTCGAAATTGCCGACAACACGGCATCCCGGCAGGCATCTTTCGTCGCCCAATTGAAAAATGCTCAACTTGCACTCGGTCAAGCATTCCTTCCGATCTATAACACAATCCTACCGGCATTAACCAGATTCGCCACGGCACTCGCCAATGCAATGAACTTTGTAGCCCGGTTTTCTGAAGCTCTATTCGGCAAGGCCAACACAAACACGACCAAAGCTACAAATCAGCAGGCTGCGGCAGTCGGAGACCTCGGGGACGCCTACGACTCAGCAGGGAAGTCGGCAAGAGGAGCGGTCGCAGGGTTTGACGAAATAAATTCTCTAACTGATAAAGCAGGCAGTCTGGGCGGAGGATCGGGAGTCACTGGAGCCGTCACTGGAGAAGAAAAAACGCTTCTCTCAGGTGTTGGAGACGCTATGACAGAAGTCTCTGAAAAGGCGCGGGCAATGGCTGAGAAGGTAAAAGAAGCTTTTAGGACGATGAAAGAATTCATTGTCGAGAATAAGGATGTCATTATCGCTGCACTTGCAACTCTTGCGGCGGCGTTCGCTGGATTTTGGGTAGCGACAAAATGGGCGAGTGTGGTGGCAGCTTTCCAAACGGCTGGACGAACCATTGCAGCTGCCATTGCGGGTATCTCGTTGCCAATCACGCTAATAATCGCGGCGGTAGCTGCACTCGTAGGGGCCTTTGTCTACTTCTACCGAACGAACGAGAGTTTCCGAGGTGTTGTTGATGGCATTCTCCAGAAAATCGGTGATGTTGCATTATGGCTATGGCAAAACGTCATGGTTCCTTTCGGGCAGTTCCTGAAAACGACCATGGTTGCAGCTTGGGATGGCGTTTCGGCAGCGGTTAGCTGGTTGTGGGATAATGTCATGAAACCATTTGGAACTTGGTTGGCAGGTGCATTCGTAGAGGCGTGGGACGGAGTTTCAACTGCGGCAAAGTGGCTTTGGAAGAACGTTCTTGTACCATTGGGTGAGTTCTTAGGATGGTTGAATGAAGAAATTCTAGAGCCACTCGCTAAAGTGCTTACGGATATTCTCGGTGTTGCGTTTTCTGGTGTTGCAGAGATAGCAAAGAGCTTTTGGAAAGATGTTATTGTCCCATTATCAAGCGCGCTTTCCGAATTGTTCAAACCGGCGGTAGAGGCAGTTACGGCGGTGCTCAAATTTCTTTGGGAGAATACATTCGTACCGTTTGGAAATTTCATCAAAACGACAATAATGCCGATCATACAGGGATTAATCGATATTTTCATGTGGCTATGGGAAAATGCCTTGAAACCTTTGACAAATTTCGTGAAAGATACTGTAGTAACAGTCTTCAGCGAGGCATTTGCTACAATCAAGGCAGTTATTGAAGATGTAAAGACTGCTTTTAATGGACTCATGAATTTTATTACAGGAGTTTTTACAGGAGACTGGCAAAGGGCTTGGGATGGAATAAAGGATATATTCGGTGGTGTTTGGGGAGCAATTGAAGATATAGTTCGAGGTGTTATGAACATCATAATCGGTATTGTAAATACGTTTATAAACTTTTGGAATGGTATTAGCCTTAGTGTTCCTGAAGTCGATATACCGCTGTATGGAAAGGTCGGAGGGTACACGATTTCTGTACCTAAAATACAGAATATACCTAAGATTGAATTACGTCGTGGTGGCATAGTCAGTACAACAACCGACATGGGTAATTACGTCGCGGGTGAGGCTGGAACGGAAATGATCGTTCCTCTCGAAAACACATCTTTCGTTGATGCAGTAGCAAGCGCACTCGGAACGGCCGTTATGACCGCAATGCAAATGGGTGGGCAGGGAGCCAATTCGAACGGCGGCGATGTTGTCATTAATATTGACGGGACAACCTTTGCGCGCATAGTCAAACCGTACCTGGATCGGGAGCAACAAAGAGTAGGATCAAACGCAATTATACAACCAATCTAAGGAGTGAGGGCGCATGATCAAAATAGATGGTGTGGCAATCCCCACACCTTCTGATTTATCTGTGGGGATACAAGATTTATCGAAGGCAGAAAGAAACGCACGCGGCACCATGATTATCGAACGGATCGCAACGAAACGAAAACTCGAGATGACATGGAAGTACCTCGACCGGGATCAATTACAGCAATTATTAAATGCTGTGTCCCCGGTCTTTTTTACGGTTGAATACCCGGACCCTTTAACAAATGCAATGCGGACCGGCACATTCTATGTCGGGGATCGTAATACCGGCGCTTTGGATTACCGTAATGGAGTTATTCGTTGGGTGGATTGTAAATTCAATGTAATTGAGAGGTGATAGGAGATGGAGGAACAACGTATTCGAGAAATAGTTCAGGATGAAATAGTTGCTTTCATCAAAGGGCAAGCGGTGAATGGTCAATTCGTCGAACAAATAGCTTTGGCACTCGAAAACGCTGTAAACAGCGCAATGTCCAAAGAGGTTGTCATTCAAATTGATGGCGCTGATTTGGTAAAACTAACGGTGCCAAAAGTGACTTATGACCATCGTAAAGTCGTAAAGAAAATGCTTTCGGTACTGGTTAAGCACGAAATCCTAATGAGTTCATTGGATAGAGTGTTGGATGATTTGAAGACCGACATACTATCCAATAAATTTCCGGACATATCAGAAATGGTGCTGCCCGAAGCAGTAGTGTCTGAAGCTAAGAAACCTAAAGTCATTTATGAATTGGGTCCTGTGATCGATGAAATGTTATTAGTCGTAGTTCAGCACGAAGTCCCGATCACTCAGATAGGTAGAGTGCTGGAGCAGCTCAAAGACGCAGCATATACCAGCACCCCAATTCAGGAAATTTGGGCTAATGATGATCACGACGGGTACGATCAGCTATAAAGCGAATCCCGGCCTCTGTTAAACTTATTTCATGCTTTCTCTCCAATGTGAGTTTTCCAGAGGCAACCCTTCGAGGGACTATCCCTGTAACAAGGCCCAAATGGACGATGTTCTCTACGGACTTATCAAAATTAGCGTCACCAAGTTTTGAGAACATGTCCTTAGAATCTGCGTTGTCACGGATATTCACCAATAGACCGTACATGATCTCATGCAGTTCTTTAGTGACTTCAGACATGTGAATCACCTCCTTCCCTGTCGGTATATGGAAATGGTTGGACAACTAACCAATTCGACAAGGGAAGGAAATATCCTACAGGGCGGTGACAAGCTTGATAAACGTATCGCCTGAATTTCAACAAGCCGTATACGCTCCTGAACGGACTACTTCGGCCCGCGTCACCTTTGATATATCAGACGTTACCGCAGCCGACGACGCCACGGAAACGGTCACCAGTGAGGCCGAGATAAGCCGGAAAGCACAATTGACCAACCAACAATTAGACCGACCAGCGTATGCAATGTTTGAGCCGGACTATTGGCGGTTGGATGGGGCGTTCGTCCTGCCGCCAAAGGTAAGCGAGCTTGGTTTCGAGGTGGGGTGGTATTCGGGGACCTTCAGTGGATCGGGAGGGACATTCACCCCGAACCAAGTCATGGATTTTACATTTTCTGAAACCCATAGCAGCATCGGGATTACCGTCACTTTCGACGTTCCGGCCAATGAATATGCCGTGGATTTCGATATCGTTTTCTACAATGCTTCAGGGGGCGTAATAAAAACCTTTACCGTTCGGGGTAACACCTTATGCCGGTACGTCATCGACAACGAGCAATTGGCCGACTACAAGCAAATAACGGTGACGTTGCTGAATTGGTGCAAACCAAACCGGCGAGCGAAGGTGACGGAAGTAAGCTTTGGCGTGGTCCGGGAGTATGCGGATGATTCACTCATTAAACTAAGTCTTGTCGAGGAGATTGTCCCGACAAGCGCTACCGTCCCGGCAAACGAATTAAAATTCACGGTCGATAACAGCAGCCGGGAGTTCAATATTCTTAACCCTGACGGCTCCTACGCTTTCCTACAGCAACGGCAATCTGCTTCCGTGGACTTTGGCGTAGAGACCGAGCCGGACGTATACGAATGGGTGAAAATGGGTTACTACTATTTGACCGACTGGCAGAGTGATGAGGGAAGCCTGACAACGACGTTTACGGCTCGAAACCGGATCGACTTCATACCACCTGTTGAAGTGGAAAACCTGACACCCTCAACTACGAATTTGCATGCGCTGGCCGTTTCTATCCTGACGGCGGCGGGAATTGTGAATTACCGATTGGACAGCTCTTTGTTATCTGTCAGTACAAGCGGCATTTACAAAAAGCAGACCTACCGGCAATTACTCCAGAACATCGCGATAGCCGGACAATGCACTATGTACGTTGACCGGGAGGATTTCCTCTGCATCCAGCGGCTTACATCGGGAAGTCCGGTTGACATGATCGATTTCGATAACATTTACCGGGAACCGCAAATCAAGTTAGATAAATTGGTTTCGCGGGTAGAAGTCAATTATTACAGCGGAGTGGATACGGTTTCCGGCACTCATGTGGAAACAGGGGCAACTGATGGTGGGGCAACCCTTAAGGTCGAAAACTCCTTGATCAACAGCCAGCCGGCCGCGCAGGCCGTCGCAGAGTGGATTATGGGCGAGAGTAATAACCGAGCGCTATACGAGGTCAATTGGCGGCAGAATCCGGCACTGGAGCCTGTAGACATTGTTACGATTGAGGACGTATACGGGGCCAATAAGCAAAGCCGGATCACCAGCCAGGAATACGAGTATGCCGGGTACTTATCAGGCAAGACGAAATCGAAGGGGGCGATATAATGGCCTTTATTACACTTCAACAGATGTATGATGCTTGGAAACGGGTTTCGGATTGGGTGAGTGGTGCTAATACAGATCAGCCTAATGTGCAATTATCGGGCAGAAATGTTGAAGAGGTTATAGTGGCAAATGCCGTAGCACTCACTAGCACCGATACACAAACTTTTAACGTTGACGTGTCCAAGTACAAGAAAGTGCAGGTATTCGGATTTCACAGTCACGATCAGGAAGTGACATTAAACTTCTTCACAAAGGCACGAGCAACCAAGGTTTGGGACGGTACAAACTTTGAATCGTCCGAAACAGAGGTAAAACTAGCGACCAGTGACGTGTTAATGTATCTATTCAATAGTAAAGTAAAGTTTTTAGATGAATGGATTTCTAATGGAGGTCAGGGTCTTTTCATAACGGTAAAACCGACCATAGCACCAACCTCCGGTTCTATAACGATATACCTAATGGGGGTGCCAAACTAGGATGCCAAATGAAACGCAAAATGCTATTGATTGGGCCTTAACTCAAGAGGTCATCTATCCTTGGGCTCAAGTTCAAGTAACAGAAAATACACCTTCCGAGCTAGTCGACAAAGTTCGTGAATATTTTAATACACATGCGATTACCTACAGCACTTTTTCGTATGACGATTTAAGACCGTATCTGTAACTAACGAGGTTCAATAGTTGAACACCCCATCACATGAAGGGAAGGGGAGCGATAATGCAAGACCACAACTATATATGGAAATCCACAACAGGAAACGAATCCACCACACAATTTGACGGGACGACGCAATATGAGTCTACCGATGGTGGACAAATATTCTGGGAAAACTGGCTCGGCCCATCATTGCCTTGGATAACACCAAAAATAGATTGGCAAAGCCAAGATTATTATAATTCTGATGATCTTAACCGTGTTGAAATCGATTCAGCATCTATGGCGGAACTGCTTTCTGATTTTAACGGTATTCTCATTTCACTAAGCTCCATCACCACCCGGGATATGACGCGAATCGAATATTTCGACAGTATGAATCGGGTTGAAGGAAACATTCAAACATTGGCCGATAATTTTTATGAGCCGATCGGGTGGGAAGCGCCGAGGACCAATTGGGCATCGGGCAATAGATTCTACTGGCGCGATGCACGGCGGCTGGAGCGCAATCTCCTATTGCTCTACACCTTGTTCCTACAAGCAGTAGAAAGCTTAAGATATTGCGGTACTTTCTACGCTGGAGAGGAAGGAGATATTTACTGATGGCCTATACGCCAACTACATGGAAAGACCGGTCCGTCGAAAAGCCCCGGACATATAACGAGGTCGCAAATGGTGACGGGACAATAACCCTAAATCCATCCCCCGGAACCATCTATGAAGCAGGTACGCCCGTAAATGCAGCTAACATGAATAAAATTGAACAAGGGGTAGCGGCCGCATTGCCGAAGGACGGATCAGTATCAATGACTGGAAATCTGTCCACTCCGGGAGTGACAATAAGTGGTGAATTAGCTTTCTCAGGCGGCGGGAAATTAGGAGACGATGGAACGAGTTCGACATTCGTAAAAGCCAACGGAAATTCTTTCGACATAATTAAAGAAGATAACAGCGGGTTTATCTTAAGAGTATCAGAAAGTGGAACCTTTACATTTAAGGGAAACAACGTGATTACATCAGCAGGTGGGCTGGTTAACGGCGCTCTCACAATCAATGATCTGCTTAATTTGACTACCAATCAAGGAGTATCCTTCGGTTCAGGCGGTCGTATGCTTGACGACGTGAGCAAAACAGTACTATTCGCCAACAACGATACATTTGAAGTTACCAATGAAGCAAATAACGCTTATATCATTCAGGCTTCAATGAGTCAGTTTGCGTATAAAGGAAATGCCATATGGGATGTCGGCCAATTGCGGAATAATAGTGGTGTACTAGAACTGAACGTAGGCGGAACATGGACACCTGTCAATACACCTAAGTCCATTTCTTTATATCGGGGCGTCCACCTTCGACCTTCTACTACATCATATAGTGACACCTCATTTTTCGACATCGGTTCCGAATCGGGCTATGTTGCAATGAACAGATCGACACGGATACTGTGGAACAGTTCAATGTCGTATGGGAGATCCATTTACTTGCGGGCCTTGCTCGACCCGATTTCATCCGGCCAAACCGTATACCTTCGTCTTCGTGATGCGGCTGGGAATACCATTGCTGAAATTTCTCGATCGGACAGCACCGCCATAGTTACCAGTAGTGCAATAACCTTAACGAACAATACAGAATATTGGCTAGAAGGAAAACAGACGGGAGACAATGCTCAATTCGGAAGTGTTGACTTGATTATTCAATAGGAGGGGTAAGGGTGCAGACGAAATACATGTTTGAAACGGACCCGACAACGGGCAAAATTTTGAGCGGGACCACAATCCGGTATCCCGATGAGTACGATGCTGAAGGTAATCAGGCGGTATGGGATAATCAATCACGATCCTTCTACGACGCACAATCCGAGACATGGACAACATACGAACCAATCGTACTGTCCGCGCCTGCGACCGCTGAAGTTGACGCCACAATTACAGTGACCGCAACACTACCCGAAGGGACGCCCGATAGTGAGGTGTCCTTTTCTGTTTCCTACGGGAACGAATCGGGCACACCGGAAACCGTAGCGGTCGAGGACGACGATGCTTCACAACTCTTTGCTTTTGACACGCCGGGTACATACCGGATTATTGTCAGCAGCGAGCATCATGGAACGACTATTGCGGAGGTAACCGTCAATGAGCCTGCAAACGGGTAACGAAAACGGCGTCCTTAAGGTATCCCGCAAGCGTACTCCCGGGGAATTAATCGAATTGCAGAAAAAAAGTATCACGCAGCTCCAAACCGAGAGTGTGGATACGATGCTGGCTTTGACAGAGGTATACGAAACTAACACCGTCCAAGACGCCACACGTGAGCAGGAGGGCATCGATACGATGCTAGCGCTCACCGAGGCTTACGAGTTGATTCTGTTACAACAGGATACCATTGCGACTCTTACTGCGCGAATTGAAGCGCTCGAGACGGGGGGTGGGAACTGATGGCGCAGATTTATGCGAATTTGATCCTTAAAGGCTTGAAGACGATCAACGATGTACCCGAAAACAAAAGGGCGGAAGTGCTGGCCCTGTTAGAAGCAGTCCAATGATGCGCCAATGCATCGCAGGGCTGCTTCTTTGCTTACTTGGAAGGGAGGTGATTACTCTGGTTACCGTATACGTTACCTTGATTATCAAGGGCTATAAGACGTTTCAACAGGTGCCGGTTAACTTGCAGCCAGCCATTGAAGCAGAATTGGCCGCACTGGGACTTGGGACGAATGGCAAACCTTTGCCGGAGTAACCGAAAAACGTAACACCACGCCCCGAGCAATCGGGGCTATTCCAATTTAACTCAGCTCTTATGGTATCGGAGCTATTTTATATGCCCACAT